CGACTCCTAAACGTTAATTTCTTCAACCGCTCCTGATACTGTTGCTGTGCGATACACCTGGCCATGGATAACCACGAAAGCATTAGTATCAACTTGCAGCGTATCTGATAAAACCATGTCGTAGTAACCACCCTTTAGAACCTTGCGGGTATCTGCTCCAGTCATAACTAAGTTAATGGTCACTGTATTTGTTACTAGAGATTTAGTGCAGTAATCTTGAAGATCAAGCACAAGCGGAGAAGTATAGTCCTCTCCCTCTCGAATCTGACACAAGACCTCGAACTGACTATTAGATGTCCACCACGATCGCCCTGAAGGAAGAGTAGCAACAATGGTCTTGGCGAATGGAAGACCAGACTTAATATGAAATGGTACTTGCTTAGCAGTCATATTCTCTTCTTTCTTGACTAGGAACGCAGTAGAGGGGCCAATGGTCCAACACCCAAAAACCATTGGCCCCTCTACGCAATGCCTAATATGCGTAAGGAGCGCTACGCGATACTAGGTGAATTAGGCGGTACGGACGAACACCCAGCGGTCATCGCTCGCCGGCGCAAACTGGTAGAGACCAGTCGACGGGACGGCAAAGATGTGCAGGTATGCGCCAATACCACCAGCAATGGTGACGGTGCCGGGGGCCACGGTTGCGCCAGTGTCTGCGCGCTTGTAGGTAACACCGGTAACCGACGGAATGGTGATAACACCGGTTGCAGACACGAAGGTCGGCTGAGTCGGCGTAACCGAAGTAAGAGATCCAGAGAACATCGTCGCAACTTCATCCGGAAGAGGAAGCCGTGCGCCAGTACCTGCGGTACCGAACAGGGCATTCTCAAGCGCGGTGAGGTTGGTCGGGTTCACCAGAGTGGAGTTAACGGTAACCAGCGAAGTAGGCTTGAGGCCCGACACCGCAACAGGAACCGTCGTACACTCCCAGCTAAACGTAATCGCCTCGGGCGAGTCGTTAATCGTACCATAGGCACGCTCCGACGGGCTAGCAACAGCACCATAAATCATGTGCAGCTTATAGCCATAATCATTACCAAGCAAGTCATTACCAAGCTTAGTACGGAACGCCAGACCAAAGGTCTTACGTGATTGCTGAGAGACATTGACGCCGGTCTGGGGCGAACTAACGCCGTCAAACTGGTTCCACTCAACCGGATAAGTATAAGCCTCGATCGTTGCCGAGAACTCTTCGTTCGAGTACATGTTGATGTACTTCGTATTGTCAGCGTAGAGAGCCGTAGCCTCTGCACCAGACGGAGTCTCAGTAACGTTCACAAGACCGTTCCAAGCAACACCAGTAGGATAGTTACCAGAAGCATCTGGAATGTAAAGAACACCCTTGTCAACACCGGTTTCATACAGGCGCTGACCAGACTGATCCCAAAGAAGGACTGCCATGTTTCTATCTCCCTTTTAGAAGAAAATGTTGAATACGTAATGGTTAAGGTTGTCAGCCGTATAAAACCGGTCAAAAGTGCACGAAGGTAGTTCGGCAATTTTTCCTGGAATCTCGCTATCAACATTTGGGTCAATGACCACTATTTGATATCGCTTTGTATTAATATAGGGCTTGTTATTCGCGTGAGCAGCGTCTATGTCATCCAAACTATACCTAATAGCTGGATATTGCATAAACTGACTAGGTGGCGGTTGAAAATATGCGTATGGTGATCCTAAGATTCCAACTAAGATGTTATGTAAGTCAAGGCGTGGGGCCATTATACACCATTCCTAAACTAAGAATAAGTCGGGGAGCCCGTACTTCGACTGATTCAACAGTCCACAGGCTCCCCGACCATTCCACATACTTAATCAAGTGAAAATGCTCTCTGGCATAAGCGTCAGCTACAATACTAATGGAGTTTCCAACAGTAATATTGTCATTTAGCTGAGACCCATCACTTGGCTGTTCGAGACGACGAGTATTACGAATAACATCCCCATAATAGGAATATTCCGTAATCTCATTATCCCAAACCCCTGGTGAAGATTCTATAGGTTCACCGTATCCGACTTTTCCATAGAATCTTGCCATTTAAACATCCTCACTTTAGAATCAGGACTCGTCGCGGCTGAACACCCAGCTATCGTCGTCAGATGTAGCGAAGTAGTAGCTCGCCGAAGCCGGAACGGCATAAATCCGCAGGTTGGCGCCAGCAGCCAGAGCCGTCATGGCACCAGCAGTCACAGTAGCGTCAGTATCCCCACGCTTGTAGGTAACACCCGTAACGGTCGGGATGGTGATAACACCAGTCGACTGGTTAAAGGTCGGGATAACCGGGACCGCCAGAACGGCAGACGCAGCAACCTTCTTGATAACCAGAGCGCTCTTGAGCTTGCCCAGGGCGCCGGAAGCGCGGGTCTCAATCAGGTACTTCTCCTGGTTGTAGTCGATGTCGAACTGATCGAACAGCGTAACCTGACCACCACGGTCAGAACCGAAACGATAGTCAACCGGGTTGACGATGATGCCAACCAGATCGGCATACTCTTCCATGGCCTCAACCGGGACGATGCCGGCAACGCGGATGTCCGCAGCCAGTTCATCGAGGTTCTTCCAGATGCGACGACCCGTCGAATCCTTGAGGACCAGGAACTTGCCGATGTACGACTCCGACATGAAGAGGTACGGAGTGCCGGTACCCTTGTACTGGAAGCGGTTCATGATAATCGTGTCAACGACCTCCATAACCGAGGAGTTCGCGTCATCGATGTTAACCTGGAGCAGGACCGAGTAGAGCTCGTGATCCGTCGCAATCGGACGAATGTTCTGCTCGTTGATCTTGTCCTCACTGGACACATCGCGACCGTCACCGAGAAGAGCCGCACGTGCGAGCTCCTCATCGATCATGATCCGCATTTCAGCCTTGAGCCACGTCACGACATCGAAGTCGGTGATGTCGATCAGGTCATCGCGATCGATCTTCTGCTTCTTGTAGATGGTGGTCGGGGTCGTGACCCGCTTGGCAACGCTGAAGAACTCTTCGCGCTTCAGGGTGCCCTTGATGTAGCCCTTTGCCCGGGCATCTTCCTCGGTGATGTCAGCATACATCGTCTTGATGCGGCTGAACGGCGACTTGCTCGCCCCGCTGAGGAACATGTCAACCCACTCGGTGCGGCGCTTCAGCCATTCCGGCGTAGTGCCGAGCATCTGAGCATCAGGGAACAACTGATCGATGTTCGTGATGCCGTGAGCCAGTGCATACTGGTCGACAGCCTGGCGAAGAGAACTGCCGCCGCCCGCTGTAGCAATCGAGAAGATCTCTCGCATAGCGTCGTGAGCAAGGACAGTGTCCTCTGAACCAGCTTCGCCCTGCGTCTCAAAGACGTTGTGCTTCAGGATCTTGGTCATATCTTCATTTCCTTCCGGATTGGTGGTGCCGTTATCGGCGTCTGTGGATTCGAGATTATCTTGCTTCAAATCATCGGCTGCTTCTGCAGGAGCTTCCTCAGATGCCCCAATAGCTTCCGCAATCAGATAATGGACAACATCCTGCTGTTCCGTGGTCATCGATTCGTAAACTTCACGAACGGTGGCATCAGGACCAGTAGCGGCATGAGTGAGTTCCTCAGCACCTTCATCTGTCGTCTCTTCAACTTCAATTGTAGTATCTTCTGACGTATTAGAATCATCAGCAAGATTATCGTGCATAAATTCGAGGCCGGTAAAGATAATAGCCTCATCTTCCAACTCGACATCATCGCCATCGTGCTGGATGTGGACATTCTGAATAACGGCACCGGGATTAGCACCGGACAATACCAAACTCACTTCACGAATTACTCCATGAATCACGTTCTGAGAACGCTTAATTAATTCATTCGCCCAAATAGACATCATAGTGATGTCCTTGTGCTGAACAAGGGCCTTGGCATGCTTTGCTTCATCGGTATCGTTGAAGAAACAGTGCGCAATCACTCCATCTTCACGATGTTCAAGAATCGCATGACCGAGAACATTCTTCACGTTATTATGATCGTGCTGCCAAACCAAAGGAACTTGTGCACTATCCTGGTGCTTGAATGCACCCGGCATAATGGTCAAACCATCGGAGCACTTGAGCCCTGCTTTGGTAGCGTAACCGCTAAAATCTGCTTTCATTTTGACGTTCCTTTCAAAGAACATTTAAGACTCAAGGTCTCCAGGTTGTGGCATGTTGCTATTCAGTAATTTGTCTGCCTTTGGATCAGTTGACGGTTGAACACCGATAAATCCTCGGATCTCATTAGAAGTCAAGATCTCATTCCGAGACATCTTATCGGCAATTGTAGCAATTTCAGAAATCGGGACCAACTTGAACGGGTCTCGGAAGTACGCTACTCTCTGACCGGCGCGTGTTCTAGTCTTCCCGATAAACGAACGCTGCATAGCTTCAACTATAGCGTCAAGAACGGGCTCAATTGTACGATTAAAGTAGTTGATCATTACCTTCTCATCGGCCGTACCACTCATAACTTCTTTAGTGAGGCCAAGCT